ATCCCCACCTACCTGATGCACTTAAAAGAGAAATTGAAAGTCTTAAAGATGCAGACCCTGAGTACTGGAAGATATTCGGATTAGGTGAACGCGGTCAGTTAGTTGGATTAGTCTTTAACAATTGGGTTAATTGTTTCGCAGTTCCTGAGAATGCGAAGTTTATCGGTCATGGATTGGATTGGGGTTTTACGAATGACCCCACAGCTTTAGTTTCAGTTTACAGACGTGACAATGAATTGTACTTAGTTGAGAAACTTTACGAAAGAGGATTGACTAATCAAGACATTGCCAAGAAACTAACTGAATTAGGAATCAACAAAAGAGATGAAATCTTTGCTGATAGTGCAGAGCCTAAAAGTATTGAGGAAGTTTATCGAATGGGATTCAACATCAAACCAACGGCAAAGGGCAAGGACTCGATTATTAATTCAATCGACATTCTTAGACGTTTTAAAATCTTTTTAATCGGCTCAAATCTGCAAAAGGAATTCAGGACGTATAAGTGGAAAACAGATAAGGCAGGCAAGGCAATTAACGAACCTGTGGACTTCAATAATCACTTAATTGATAGTAGCAGATATTTAGCTTTAATGAAACTAAACGAGAACTTAAAAGGGAAATACGTTACAATTCGAGCCTAAAATAATACTTTAAAACAATGCGAAAGATATACGAAGAATTAAACCTAAGTCAAGCAATCGAACTAAATTCTATTAATAAGCATTTGGACCGCTTGGAATACGCAGCCAATAGACTTGCAATCGTGTTCAAAGTTCCTGTTGTGGAAATCTACAAAAGAGAAGTTGAAGATATATTCGCCTTAGATAATAAGTTGAGTCAACTTGAAAGTCTACCAATAGCAGCAAAGTTAAAAGATAAGATTAAGATTGGCGGCAAGTGGTTTAAGGTTGATTACAACGTGAGTAAATTAACAGCGGGCCAATTCATCGACATTCAGCACTTCGCATCAACTGACCCCGCAAAGAATGTTCATAAGATACTTGCATCAGTAATTAGACCTATTGGCGGTTGGTGGGGATTGGGAAAGGTTGAGGAGTATAACGGTGATAACCATGAGGAGATAAGTAATCACTTACTTGAGCACATGACAATATTACAGGCTTATCCGATTACGCTTTTTTTTTGCCAAATATTAAACAACTCATTGAAAGATATCCAAACTTATTCCCTCAATCAACTAAGGGAATTGGAGAGGAAACTCCAGGAAACGAATTCGCAAAAAAATGGGGATGGGTTGCCACAATAGACAACCTGTCAAACAACGATAAAACGAAATGGGATTACTTCTTGAACCTACCGATTATTCAATTCTTAAACTTATTAAGTTACCACATAGACCACTCAGAAGAAGTCAGGAGAGCAGCAAGTGAAAAAAGTAGATTATAAACAATTATTAGGTGACTTAGGCGAGAACCCTGACCAATACGGAGTAGTGCAATTTGATACTATAATTGGAAAGGCATTATATCAATTTGCATCAGCACTAACAGACGTTTTAAAATCTAACTTAACAGAGAAGCAGGCGTACTATTCCGAATCGGAGTTGCTTCAATCAATCATTGCATTACCCGTTCAAACAAGAGGAAAGAACTACTTAGTAACTATTCAAGGGAATGATTATGCCTTCTTCGTAGATAAGGGAGTAAGCGGTACAAGAAATAAGTTTAATAGTCCTTTTAGTTTCAAGAACGAATATGTTTCCCAAAACTTCAATAAGTCTTTACGAAAGTGGATTTCAAAACGAGGCATTCCAATTGAATCGAGATATTCACAGACAAGAAACTTAACTAAGCAACAAAGAGCAACTAAGCAAATAGATGAGAAAACTAAAATGGCTTATGGCATGGGAGTAAGTATCAAAAGAAAAGGACTTAAACCTACTTTGTTTATTACAGATGCAGTCACAGAGGAGACCTTAGAAAGCATGGCATCAGGATTAGCGAATGCACTCGGAGCATCAATTACAATAACTTTAGCAAATAATTTAATGAGATGATAACAATATCAAGTAATCCTTATAATTGGCAAAATTCATTCAATGAAATGGTATTCAATGTGAGTAGCACAAATGCACTCGCATCAGGATTTCAATTCTTAGTGGATGTAAATGTATCAGGTCAGACCAATCCTGTAACAAGGTTAACCTACCCAAAGCAACCGAACACAGGAGCGATTGAGATAAACCTTAACGAGGTTATTCAAAACTATGTAAGCTATGACTTACTAAGTTCATTCAATGCAAGCGGAACACAGAGGGTTTCAAATGCTCGTGCGCCTTATTGGATTGGATTTGGTGAAGTGTACAACAACGCATCAGGCATCCCGACTATCTATCCTGACTTAGCTTCATTCGGTTCAAGTGGTTCACCTAAGTACGGTACTAATGCAGTATTTGAATTTCAAACATGGAACGCATCAAGCTATCAATCGTATGCCTTAAGTCGAAGTAATCAAAAGTCTTTGAATCAAGAAACATTCACAGACGTAATCCGATTGGACCAAAATAGAATACTTCAATTCTTTGATGTGAGCGGAAATATATTTGATGTCAATAATATAATCTATAATGAAGTAGGAACTGCCTTGTATGGGTCGGTCCAAGCGGTGACAAGGGTTACAGATATAGTTTCGATTAACGTAGGTAAACGAGAATGGGAAAACATGGGCAGTACATGGAATACCTTTTTAAACAACGCCGCCGCAAGTTATATTGAATTAACATTTAGAGATAACACAGCGGCTACTCTTTACACACGCAGAATGAACTTAGATTTGTCTTGCCCTAAGTATGACATTTATAGACTGCATTGGCTAAACTCTTTAGGTGGGTTCGATGCTTTTAATTTCAATAAGGTATCAGTCAAGAAAACTGACATTGAACGAAAGCAGTTTAAAAGATTTCAACCGCTCAACTATTCAGAATCATTCAGGGGCAAAACAAACTACTTCACAAAGTACACCGACCGCATAACATTAAATTCAGATGGCTTAACAGATGCACAATGGGAAGGACTTAAGGAACTATTAACAAGCCCTGTAATTTACTTAGAACAAGATAATAACACTTTGCTATCAGTTAATATCTTAGAATCGAATTACGATGAACTAAACTATTTAACTAACAGAACGATTAGCAACTTAGTGATTAATATTGAATACGCATTTGATAATTATAAACAAACACTATGAACGAAAACGAATTAATACTTTATGCGTACAATGCAAGCGGGTTTGTTTCAGATTCGTTTCAAGTTGACTTAACCGAGTCAGTAAGTTTACCGATTACTAAAACTATCATTGATATTCGTGAACCTGAAAAAAGACAAAGCGATTATTCAAAGACAATTACTTTGCCCGGTACTTCGAATAATAATAAAATCTTTAACCACATATTCAAACTTGATAGGGCAACAATAAACGAAACTACAATAAACTATCAACCCGACTTTAACCCTAATTTAAAAGTCGATGCTATCTTGTATCGTTCAGGTATTCCACAGATAACAGGATACTTACAACTCAACAACATTAAGAGAACGGATGGCGATATAGAATACGAGGTTATAATTATCGGGAAGTTTGCTAATATGTTTCAAGACTTAGGAGAAAAGAACCTAAACGAATTAGACTTATCAGCTTATGACCATGAATGGAATCGTGATAACATAGTTAATTCATGGGCTACTTCGATAATTAAGGATAACGCTACTTATGTAAACTTCAACGTATCAGGCGTGCCGAATGGTGAGGGTTATGTTTATCCTTTAATTGATAGGGGCAATTCGGTGGGGTTTGGTGAAATTACTTATCCATTAAACACAATGTATCCAAGTGTTTATGTTAAGCAAGTAGTAGACTCAATCTTTAGTGAAGCAGGCTATCGTTACGAATCAGCATTCTTTAATTCTGAAAGGTTTAAGAGGTTAATAGTTCCATTCTCAGGCGGTGAGTTTCGAATGAGTGCAGCAGAGGTTGAAGATAGGACATTTGATGTAAGTATATCAACTCCTTATTCATTTGCTCAAACTGCATTCACACCTCAATTGGTATTGTGGGATACCTTAAACAAAGATACGACACCGAGCGGATTTGATATTAGTACAGATATATTCACCATGCCTGCAGGAGTAGCGGGTGAAGTAACGTATAGGGCGGAATTAAAATTTAAATTAAGAAACGTCTCAGGAGTAAGTTTGCCAGTAGATACGGAGAGTTATGTATTTTTAAACATCATTAGAAAAACAGCCGCAAACGTAACAACTATCATAGGGAGAACTGATGTATTTGTTGGTACTTCAAACTTAGCTAATAATGCAGTTGTCAATGGAGTTGCTTCGGCTCAATCTGCTCCAACCTTAATCAATGTAACTGATGAAGTATATTGTGAATTTAATTACATGACTATTGGATACACCGAAACTGATGTATTGTTTACAGCGGAAGCGGATTCATTCTTCTTCAATTCTCCTTCATCATTATATCAAGAAGGTTCATCAGTTAACATAAGTTCGGTATTGCCTGAGAAGGTCAAACAATCTGAATTCTTAACGTGGTTAATTCGTGCCTTTAATCTCTATTATCAAGTTGACCAAATCGACTCAAAGAAATTCATCATTGAGCCGAGAGATGAATTCTACTTAAATGACTTTGAAGATATTACTAACTACTTAGACGTATCAAAAGAAATTGATATTGCACCAATGGGATTACTTGATTTTAGAAACTTTCAAATGCAATATAAAGAGGACGATGACGAGTTTAATAAGAAGTATCAAGAAGTTTATCGTGAACCTTACGCCACAAAGAAATTCAATGTAAACAACGATTTTATCAAAGGTGATAAGACGGTTCAATTAGGGTTTTCACCAAGTCCTTTGAGTGATTCAAAATATCATACACGAATCATGACTAAGATTCGCCCAGAAGATTTCACCACAGGCAAAAAAGATATGCCGACTTATAATCTTAGACTTCTTTATTATGGAGGTTTGATTGCCGATGTGACAGGGTTTGTTATGACTTATGGTGCGAGCGGTACAAGTAGTTATCAATTCCCTTATGCGGGTATGGTTGATAATGTTTATACACCCACTTTTGATTTAGGATGTGGATTATCAAGGGCAATAAATTACGGCTCATTTGTTCGTGATTCGGTTCAATTAACTGATGCAAATTTATTTAATCTTTATTGGAAAAGAACGATTGAAGAAATAACGGATAAGGATTCAAAAGTTGTAACAGCTTATTTTAAATTTTCACCGCTTCAATTGAATAGTTTATCATTTAGAAAGTTCTACCAAATAGATAAACAATTTTATCGACTCCATTCAGTTGAGTATGACTTAAGTTCAAAGGATACGACTAAGGTTCAATTCTTAAAACTAAAAACCTCACCAGTATTCACACCAAGTACAACAAGAGGAAACGGAGGTATTGGCAGCGTAAGCGGTGGCGATATTACACCGATGTTCGCCAAACAAACCAACACTACTTACTTTAGTGATTACAGCAACACAGCAACAAAGATTCAACCTAATTCAGACACGATTGTACTTATAGACTATTCGCAAAAGATTTGGTTTATTGATTCTGCAACAACAGTATATCTACCTGATGCAAATTCAATTCCACCAATAAACGGAGCGCCAATAATTGTGATTAGAAACATAGGGGGAAGTG